TCGTAAAAGATGAACATGAGCCGGTGGCGTGGGCCAATTCATTCGACCTGCAAAACTTTGACATGAAAGTGCGGACAGGTCCTGACCTGCACCACACAGTGCCCCTCTACACCGCACCACCAAAGCGTGAATGGGTTGGGCTTACTAAAGAAGATATGCCCGATGGTGATAACCCAATGTTTGATACAAATGAATTTTATGCTGGCATAGCTTGGGCCGAAATCAAACTAAAGGAGAAGAACACATGACACGAGACGACATTATCAAGATGGCGAAGCAGGCTGGGCTGCTGCCAATAGACATCGGCCCGACAATTGAAACGTGGCAGATGCGAAGAAAAGAAGAAAGCCTAGTACGTTTCGCCGCACTTGTTGCAGCACATGAGCGTGAGGCGTGTGCGAATTTGCTTTTGAACGTAGACCTCAGCTCAATGGATGCCGATCATCGGTTGCAAAGCTGGACTGCAACAGTGCTGCTGAATTTTTCCGATGCAATCAGAGCAAGGGGTGAGTAATGATGTGGTGCGAACACTGCGGTTACCGGATAGCTATGCGGTGGACATATTGGTGCAAGAAGTGTTTTGCCGAATTTATAAGTGATCGGAAGATCACGGCAAGGAGTGAGCAATGAAAACCCCTAAACGCATCTGGGCGCGTGAGATCGCTCGCAAAGAAGTCGACTACTGGGACAGCACGAACAAGCTGCAACGCGAGCGAGGCGAGTCTGAATACACCCTTGAGTGGATGTTTACGTCACTGTGGCTAAAGGGCTTTGAAGCTGGCCGAAGGGATGCAGCTCAAAGGAAGAAATCGGGGGGCGATGTATGAGCAAATTGAGACAAGCTGCGGAGCAAGAGCCTGTTGAATGTATGTGCGGCATTTGCAAGCTCGGCAAACGTGAATGGGTTGGGCTGACGGATGAGGAAATTCTGTTAATAAATGGAAACGAACACAATTTAATTATTGCTGCGCCCGACGCCGAGCTAATTGAGTTTGCAAGAGCCATCGAAGCCCGATTGAAGGAGAAGAACACATGACCGGCGCTGAGATACAACGTATGGCGCACAACCTTGGGTTGGTCCACCATACCGATCAAGTCAAATGGCTAGTCAAACAGATTCTCCGTAAACACAAACCGCTGACCAAAACTGAGAAGATCTACCTTGCTCATCTTACCCAGCCTTACTCGCTCATAGAGTTATCAAAGCACTTCGGCTGCACCACTGAAGGCGCAAGGAAGCACCTCAAAGCACTGATGGAACGAGGATTGGTTGAGAGGGAATTAAAGTACAAGTGGGTCAACGGAAAACACGGTGCTTGGGCCTGGTATTACAAAGCAAAGGAAAAAACAATGACACAACATTCAGAATGGTCGCCATCAGCCGCAGACAGGTGGATTGCATGTCCAGCATCCATTCGTTTATCGCGCGGCATTCCACGCTCACCGGCTGGCGAGGCAGCGCAAATCGGTACAGCGGTTCATTCGTTATCGCAAATGGTTTTGGAGCTTGGCGTTTCTCCCAGTGGGTATATCGGCCAAGAGATTGATGGCATCACGATCACGGATGAAATGGCGCATTGGGCGCATGTGTACACACAATTCGTTTCGGACTTGGAGCAAGACGATTACGGTGCAGCGCTGATCGAAAAGCGCGTGACGGTAACGAACTTGTCGGGTGCCAATGTGTTTGGAACGGCTGATTGTGTGGCGTTTAGCGACACGGCTTGCGTGGTGGCGGATCTCAAGACAGGCATGATCAGTGTTAGCCCTGACTCGCCACAATTGAAAATCTACGCGTGTGGCTTGTTAAACACCGTACCCAAAACGGTTGAAACGTTCAAATTAGTCATCGTGCAACCGCGTGAAGAACCAGCGATCAAAGTGCATGAGATGAGCCGCCATGATCTGATGGCGTGGAAGCAGTCAGTGCTTGATCCTGCCATCGCAGAAACGATGCGCGCTGACTCGCAAACGAATGAAGGTGCGCATTGTCGTTGGTGTCCTGCGCGTTCAGCGTGTCCTGAAAAGGTTGGCAAGGTGTACATGCTCGCCAACACGAAGGAAGTTGATGCACTCAGTGATACAGAAATCAATGCCTTACTTGGCGTTGCTGATGATGCCGAGCAAACGATCAACGCCATCAAACAACGGGCAACGAAAGCCTTAGAAGATGGACGCGCGCTTGCGGATTGGGAGTTAGTCGCCAAGCGCGCGCAGCGCAAGTGGCGCAGCGAGCGCCAGGTGTTGGAATTTGTCAGTGAAACAAAAGGCGCGTATAAGGTCACGCCTTTGACACCCGCGCAAATGGAAAAGCAGTTTCCAGACATGTATCAGAGTTTGGCTGAATTGGTGACAGCCGAATCAAGCGGATTGACGCTTGGGCGCAAGGACGCGCCAAACTTCACCGCTTAACGCCTTAAAAGGAAACTCTCATGTTAGGACTATCTGGTGGTGGATCTGGACTCCCCTATATTCGTTACTCGCCACAAGCAAACGCCTGGACGAATAGAGAAGGACAGGAAATCCAAATGAGTCAAATGGTGTTTGATATTGACGCCACACAAACGGGTTGGTTGCATTTGGATGTAGGTGTGCGTGATTGGCACCAAGATCCTGAGTTAGGACGGAAAGGTGCGCAGCCAAGCGAAACGCACAAGCGCGGATTCGTTGCGCGGTTTTACAGTAAGGCGCTTGGCATGGTTGAGTGGTCATCGAATGGTGCCGGCTCAAACATGGCGCTTGAAGGGCTTTATATGATGTGCTCTAAAGATCGAGCCGTTAACGAAGGCAAGGTTCCTGTTGTTAAGTACGTTGGCGCGGAACTGATGAAAGTTGGTAAGGGCAACACGCGCAAACCTAAGTGGGAACTCGTGCAATGGATACCGCGACCCGCGGCGATGAATGGCGAAGAAGAAGCACCCGTTGCGCCAGCGCCCAAGGTGGATGAAGAATTCTAAGCGTCACAACGGAACGCGCCCCGACTTTTTAGTCGGGGTTTTTTTGACGCCATAGAAAGGGGAGTCAATTGAACGCAGAACAAATGGCGAAGATGCTTGGTAACGCCAAGCGTTATAAGCGAGGGTGGTTAGCGTCTTGCCCTGTACCAGGCCATGGAAGTGGGAACGGTGATAAGAACCCATCGCTTGCCATCACGGATGGCGATAATAAGTTGCTGTTTAGGTGTTTCGGCGGGTGCGATCAAGAGTCAGTGTTCAACGCTGTCAAACCCATGCTTGGCGATGGAAGGCTGGCGTGGAACTCATTGCCGCCAAGAACGTTAAGACACGATCAACTCGACAACGTTAAACCGATCAGGTTGCGCGAAGTCTATGCTTGGGACTATGTGACAGACGATGGCGAGATAACGGCACAGAAGGTGCGTTATGAGCTTCCAGATGGCAGGAAAACGTACAGGCAATTTAGGATCGTCGAAGGGCAGCGGATACCAACGATCTCAGGTTGGGAGCCGATACCATTTCAATTGCCGCTGATGTCCGCCAATCCAAACAAAGTGGTCTTCATCACGGAAGGCGAGAAAGCGGCAGAGCATTTAGCGGCATTTCTTGGCGTGGTAGCGGTATCAGCGCACGCCGGAGCATCGGATTGGCCGGAAGCCATCACGCCTTATTTCAAAGACAGAAACGTTGTCATCTTGCCGGATCACGATTTACCTGGTTGGCGTTATGCCGCCAAAGTTGCCCATGCTTTGCAAGGCGTGGCAGCGCAGATCCGTGTCATTGATTTAGGCATGGATGTGATTGGTGATGATGCTTACGAGTGGCTCGATCAGGAAAACGATCTTGAAGACTTGAAAGCGCTGGTGCATGAAACGCCAATCTGGCAAGGCGAAGCGATTGAGCCGCCAGAGCGATTAGTTAACGAGAAGAAAGCCGAAAAGGAACCGGAGTCAGTCACACCTGAATCGGAACCGTTTAGCGATCAAGCGCCACGCAGATTTCGCGTTGAGATGTGGCGTGACGCCAAAGATGAGCCGGTGAAATGGTTAATCGACAAGATCGTTCCAGAAGGTGGCTTTATGGCGTTGTACGGGCCACCAGGAACGTTTAAGTCATTCATTGCCTTGCACATGGCCGCCATGGTTGCAAGTGGACAAGCATGGCTTGGCCATGAGGTTCATCAGCAGGGCGGCGTGTTGTATGTGGCAGGTGAGGGGCATGGTGGCATTGGCACGCGTATCGCAGGACTTAGAAAGGATTATGGCTTTAACGACATACCAGTTGGCGTCATTCGTTCACAAGTGAACCTGAGATCATCGGAAGCGGATTTCACGGATCTTTTGCTCGCCATCGCGGAGAGCGAGATCGAGAAGCCGCGGTTAATCATCATCGACACATTAGCCAGGGCGTTCGCCGGTGGCAACGAGAACGCCTCAGAAGATATGGGTGCATTCATCGCGCAATGCGGAAGGCTTCAAGCCGCCACACAAGCCGCGTTACTTGTTGTGCATCACTCAGGAAAAGACGCCTCGCTAGGACTCAGAGGGCATTCAAGTTTTCTGGGTGCCGTTGACACGCAGATTGAGATCACCCGCCATCAAGAACAGTTATCAGGGCAGTTGAAACTGACCAAGCAAAAGGATGGCAAGGACGGTATAGAGGTTTATTTTGCGCTGGAAACGGTAGCGCTTGAATCGCCACAAGGATTGGGATTTGAGGATAACGAGTCATCAACGCTTGTCGTTAAAACGTTCACGGGTGAGTTGCCTGACATTGATACGTTTGAGCCGCCACAAGGAAAAGGGAAAAAAACAGGGCGAGGAAAGCATCAAGTAGTGGCGCGGGAAGCATTACGCCATGTCGTAAAGACGCAAGGCGAGTACCGGATTATGCAAGGCGAAAGGCATCGGTGCGTGACGATTGATGCGTGGCGCGAAGAGGTTTACAAGCGACTTGGAAGCGATGTCGAGGAAAGCGATAAGCGCAAACGGTGGAAGGAATTGCGCGATACGCTGTCCGAAAATGGGTATGCCGCCATGAGAGATGAGTGGGTTTGGATAGCGTTAGCGTCCGAAATGAGTCGGAATGAGTTTTAGCGTCCTAAATAGCGGTGTCCGGAATAGGTTAAAACGTCCTAAAGTGTCCGGAATAGCGTCCGAAACAGTCCGGAATACGCCACGAACAAAAAGCGAACGCGTCCGAAATGTGTGTGTGTCTGAAAGACACACATTCGGACGCTTCAATGTTTCGGACGGTTAAGTAGGACGCTAGGGGTTTTATGTTTTTCCCATGGCGGCCTAAACGGAAAGTGTGAAGCGGGAAGTTGGAAGTGGAAAACGAAAAAGGAAGGAGTTGATGTTATGGCGGGTAAACAGCGAAGAGGGAAGGTTCATACGGATCTTCATGGCGGCTCACCGTTTGACGGATTGAAGCAACCGTTTGAAGAGAAGGATCAGATCCTTTTGGCGATGAACGCTGTGGCGGTGAGCGTCATGGCGAGGAAGCGCAAAGCGGATGAGCGTTGGGGATTGGATCGTTTGGCGGAATTAGTGAGTGAGGAAACGCGCTTAAGGTTTTGGAAACAGTTGGCGCGTTGTCGGTTGGCGTATCAAGCGCGTGACGTTGAAGGGTATCGCTCGGCTTGTGGCGGGATGATCAGAGCGTATGACGCGTTAGAGCAGGAAGCTGAATCGCTTGGCGCTGAGCCGGTGACGGTTGATGTGATGGAAGGTCAGCGGGAAGATGGGAGTGTGTTCGGTGTGGCGGCTAACGCTGACTCGGCTTGGGCTTATTCGTTGCAGCGTCCAAGCGTTGACGTGTGGACGTTAGAAGAGTTGGCGGTGATCCTGGCCGCGCCAGTGTTTACGCAAGCCGTGAGACTGAAGCGCGAGATACCTGGTTGCGAAGTGATGTCGATCATTGTTCCGGATGACGTTGAGCCGGTATTTGGCGGTAAATCGGAAGGCGAGTACGCGTTGAGCGACAAAGAGATTTTGGCCATGCAAAAAGTTGGCGAGTTAAGTCGAAAGGGAAAAAGGTAAACCTCCGGTTTTTGTGTATTTATGGATACGGGGAATTGTGGGGTGTTCGCTTTTACGCTCGACCAGGTAATTGGTCCAACAAGAACGGTTCTCGATTGCGATCGAGTCTGGATCGAGTGGCGATCGCAAACGCGATTCAATGCGAACCGAGAATTGTTCCGCGTCAAGCGTAGTCGGCCGCGGCCGCTCTTGAAACAGCGAAGCATGGCAAGCTTGGGGTCGGCTCGGGTAATGGCGAGCGATAACGTCGGTGCAAAAGGCCTTAAACGGGCCGCTGACGCGTTAAATTGATCGCTTGGCTACTACCCTACGCTGATTGGTTGATCGTTGATTGTAGGTGCGTTAAATGGCTCCGGTGAAATGGTTGGTTAATGGTTGCATAGGCCCATTACGAAAAAAGCGCCGATTGGCGCTTTTCGTTGGTGGGCGTGGGTGGGTGAATTGATCCAAAACAAAAGGCGCCTGTCGGCGCCTGGTTTGGTTCAATGGTTAGCGATCACGCAGCGATGGCCATTGGCTTTTGGATTGGATTAATCGCCCACGCTGGCGGGCTCTTGCTTTCATCGCCAGTAAACGATCGGAAGGGCATGATAACGCCAACGAAATTGGCGTTAACGTCCAGGTGGACTAACGACGCACTGTCGCCGTTGTGCGCAACGTGAATGAGTTGGTTTTTGCTGCCCAAAAGTTTCGCGGCTTTGGCGAATCGCTCCAAAAGCGCAGGCTTGAATTGAGCAATTTCGCCTGATACGCGATGGGGTATGACGCGCTGTATATCGGGAAACTTCCCATCGATCGCGCTAAAGTTGATAGTCGCGCCTGTAACTGCGGTGATGGCGCCCGTTAATCCGTCAGTGTCGATAATGACGCTATCAATATTTTTTGACGCTGGCTTGAGCAACTTGATAACGTCCAAAGGAAGGATAAATTCAGCGTAAACAATGTCCTCATTTTCTTGTTCGCTGCGGTGAATGCCAAGGACGTGTCCATCAGTGGCGGCCAATCTTGTTTCGCCTGCGCTTGCCGTTATATGAACGCCATTTAGGTAGTAGCGAAGATCGTTATCTGCTGCTAATACAGCAATGGCTTTTAATGCTGACAATGTGGTGTAGATTTTCATTGTAATGGTCCTATAAGTTAAAAAAAACGGCGAAGGCGAATGCGACGCCAAAAATAAAAGCGATGGTCCAGTCGATAAGGGCTTGTTTCATAGTTGCTAAACAGTTTGAGGGTAAACGGTGAAAACATAACCGAGATTGTCAAGAGTTGATCCAGCGCAACTCATGATTTCATTCAGCAGTGCCGGCGAATGCTTTTGGAGTACAGCTTTTGCTGCCAATGCGTGCCTGGCTTCGCAATCAAGTGCGTGGTCAAAAGGTATTGTTGCTGTCCAAAAGGTTTTGTTATCTCGGCGAATTGTCGCCTTAATACGCGCGCCTTTTACGTTGCTTGGTCCGAGATATTTCGTGTGAATGGCAATGGGCATTTTTTCTCTCCTGTTAATTGTTTCGCTTGATTGCGATGGTCGAAACAATATCATGACAATACTTTGATTGGTTGGCCGTTTGTCGGTAAAGTTTTGCCGTTTGTCAAATTTAAGGGGGAAGCATGGCAGGAAAGCCAGAATCCAGGCGACAAATTGCCTTGATTGAAAACTTGGGTATTGAAGCAATTGCCGACAGGGTCGCTGGCGGCGAAACTATCCGATCAATCGCTGCTGATCTTGGCGTCAATCCGAATAGGATCAGCAGTTGGGTTAATTCTAGCGACGAGCGCGCCGCCGCGCTCTCACGCGCACGCATGCGCGGCGCGCATGCTTTGGTCGAAGAGGGCCACTCGATTGTCATGCAGGCGACAAACGAAAGCTCGACCGTCGCAAAGTTGCAAAGCGATTATCTGAAATGGATGGCGGCGAAGTTTAACGCCGCTGCATACGGCGAACAGCGCGGGCCGGTGGTAGCGATAAGCCTAGATTCTCAAGCATGGTCGGCAATCAAGGACGTCAATCAATCAATTGACGCGCTGCAACATGATTGACGCCGTATCAATCGCTTTACCATGCGCGACAATTGTCGCTTAATCGCGCTTTCGGCGACAATCTAGGTCGATTTGTCGAGAATCATTCGCAATTGATAGCGATTCTCGATCAAAAACCAGCGTCAGATGCGAATGTCTCTCATTTGAGATTCGATGCGAACCCCCCTCGACCGATTTGGCGGGGGCGGGTTTGTCGCGGTACCCCACACCCGCCGCCTGTCGTTCCGACGAATGGCGACCAAAAAATTTTAGAATTTTCATCTGTATAGTGTTACGCTTGCACCAAGCAAGCAAACACATGAGGGATGACATGGCGATTTATGGATATGCAAGGGTTAGCACGCAAGAGCAAGTGGATAACACGTCACTTGCCGAGCAGATAAGGAAGATTCAGGGTTTGGCGTTAATCCGCGGTGAGGATGTGGGCCAGGTGTTTATTGATGAAGGCGTGAGCGGTTCGGTGCAACTGGCCAAGCGCAAAGCGGGTGGCGAGTTGGTTCAAGCGCTGCAATCGGGTGACGTGGTGGTGATTACGCAATTGGATCGCGCCTTCCGCGACACGGTTGACGCGTTGACGATGGCAGAGACTTGGAAAGCGCAGGGCGTGAAAATGATTGTGCTGGCGCTTGGTACAGATCCAGTGAATAACGGATCGAGCTGGTCAGAATTTTTCTTTACGCTTATGGCGGCAGTAGCGCGCCTCGAGCGCCGCCGCATAGCCGAGCGCATGGCCGACGGTCGTAAGAGCAAAGCGGAAGCTGGTGGATGGATTGGCGGCCATGTACCGTTTGGGTATCGCAAGGACGGAGATGGCAAGAGCGCAAAGCTAGTGCGCGACGAAAGCACTTATCCGGTGTTGGAATTCATGGTTGATATGGCGGATGAAAGAAAGAGTTACAGAAAGATTGCCGCCATGGTTAAGGAAGAGTTTGGGATGAATGTGACGCATACCCTTGTGCATCGTGCGGTGGTGAGCTATGGCGGACAATAACAACGAGATTTATCGCAAGTACCGTGAACTGGTTTTGCGGTACCGCAAGAACGCGCCATTGTTTGTGCGCGAAGTGATTGGCGTTGAGCCTGACGATTGGCAAGAGGAGTTTTTAGAGGCTATCTCGCGTGGCGAGAGAAAGATCAGCGTGCGATCGGGACACGGTGTGGGTAAGTCTACGGCCGCGTCCTGGGCGATGATTTGGTTTATTTTGACGCGCGGTCCTGCAAAGGTTGTGGTGACAGCGCCAACGTCATCGCAGTTATACGACGCATTGTTTGCCGAGATTAAGCGGTGGATTAAGGAGCTTCCAAACGCTTGGGGCGATCGTTTGGAGGTTAAGACAGATCGTATTGAGATGCGTGCAGCGCCACAAGAGTCGTTCATATCGGCCAGGACATCGCGTGCCGAGCAGCCTGAAGCGTTGCAAGGTGTGCATAGCGATCATGTGATGCTTGTGGCGGATGAAGCGTCCGGCGTTCCTGAAGCCGTGTTTGAAGCCGCCGCGGGTTCGATGTCAGGCCACAGCGCTGTGACGATTCTGCTTGGCAACCCAACGAAATCGAGCGGGTTTTTCTTTGACACGCACAATCGTTTGAAAGATGAATGGTGGACGCGTCGCGTGTCTTGCTATGACTCAAGGCGCGTGTCGAAGGATTACATCGCTGATATGGCGTCGCGCTATGGCGAGGAATCCAACGCGTTTCGGATTCGCGTTTTGGGCGAGTTTCCAAAAACGGATGACGATACGTTGATTGGGTTTGATTTGGTGGACAGCGCTTTCCATCGTGACGTATCGGCATCAGAAGATGCGCCTATCGTGTGGGGATTGGATGTGGCGCGATTTGGTACTGATGCCACGGCATTGGCGAAAAGGCGAGGAAACGCTGTCAATGAGATTCGCAAGTGGAAGAATTTAGATTTGATGCAGACAACGGGTGCCGTGGTTGCTGAGTACGAGGCCGTTAAATTGGAAGACAGGCCCATTGAAATCTTGGTCGATTCGATTGGTTTGGGTGCCGGTGTTGTTGATCGACTCAGGGAATTGGGTTTGCCAGCGCGCGGCATCAACGTTGCAGAGTCCCCTGCCATGGGTACGATTTACGTTAACTTGCGCGCCGAGCTATGGGGCAAGATGAAAGCATGGCTTGAAAAGCGCGATTGCAAGTTACCCAAGGATGATTCGTTGTTGGCGGAACTTGTTGCACCGCGCTACACGTTCAACTCCAGCGGCAAGATGAAGCTAGAGAGCAAAGACGAGATGCGCAAGCGCGGGATTGGTTCGCCTGATATGGCCGATGCGTTGGCGTTGACCTTTGCTAGCGACGCAGGCATTGCGCTTTACGGCAAGGCCTACACATCGAAATGGAATAAGCCATTGAAAAGAAATTTGAAGGCAGTTGTTTAACAGGAGAGAAAAGTGATTGACGATAAATTTATTTCGACATCGGAAAAGGCTTACTACGAAACGATTGAAGCCAATGGTTGGGTATCAGCAAACGATATTGCTGATCAATTCAATGTTCAGACTTATGGCGTTCATCGTTTGCTAAGGCATTTGCTAGAGCGCAAATTGATTAAGCGAAAGCATGTGTACAAGAACAATCGTTGGAGGTTTTACTTTGCTTTGCCTGGCGTAAGCGATTCTCTGCTTAAAGAAAGGCCTCCACTGGAAATGATTGAGACGTTACTTGGCAAGCAAGAAGATGGCTTATTGACGTGCGAAGAAATCGCCAAGGCTTGCAAGCTATCCATGACAACAACGTATCGTTACATGCTTCAAATGATGACCGACGGTGTTGTTGTTGCTGTTGATACCACGCATCGTTTTGGCGGCAAAAAGCGCCGCTATAAACTGGCTAATCAAAAGCAAGTGATTAACTTCAACAATCCATTCAACTTGCGGGTGGCGTGATGTCGATGTCTGCTTATAGGATCAGATCAAAAGCCAAAACTGATCGCGGTGATGCGTGCTTGAGCTACATACAAAAAAGATCAACGCCCGTCACGGTCAAAGAAATGGCCGATAAGTTAAAGATCAACCCGCGGCTTGTGCAAAACGTTTTTGATGTTTTGCTTGACGAGGGAAAGGTGACGCGAACACTCATCAGGGTTCAGTCATCCTTGGCGAAAAAGCCGGCATGGTCTTACGGTTACAACGCCATTGATCACAAGCCACAAACGAGAAACAGGAAGCTGGCTTGGAATAACCCGTTCAATCTTGGCGGTCCAGCGGCGTGAGAGATTACGTTGCAGGGCAGGCCACTTGGCGCACCGTAAACGATGAGCCGCCACCGCTAGGCGTGAAAATGTTGTTATTGAATCCTGGCGGTGTGTGCGTCATAGGCACATGGAGCGATTGGGCGATTGCTTGGTCGCCATTACCTAAGATGAGCGATGCCATCAAACAACAGTTAACGAGGGGAAATCATGACGGATGAAGAAGTGATGGAATTCGCCAGGCAATTGAAGATGCCACATAACTTGATGACAAATAAGATCATGTGGGCTGACAAGTTGATTGCTTTGGCGAATCACGTTGAAAATGAAGTCACACAGCGTTGCGAGGAAAGGCTTGAAGCGTTGTACAGAAAGTATGCCGCTGAGCAAGACTTTGATGCTTGCGATGTCATCCAACAGTGCTGTTTGGCCTTACAGGAAAAGGGAAAACCATGAACCTCAATCAATTGGCGGTAAAAGCCACAGTCAATAACTTAGTCGAGAACATTCCGATTGAAGTCAGAATGGAAGTGTGCAACGAAATAGCCAAAGAGTTGCTTGAAGAGTCCGACAAATTGCTTGATGAGTGCATTGAGTTGATCAAGAAGATCAGGGGCGATTAACACGCATCTTGATTTTTTTCAAGTCTTCAGATAGGGTTTGCGCATGAAAGCCAAACCCGTTTGGGACAAACCACGTCCAAAAAGCCTTGGAAAGCCAGACAAGCTATCCAAGAAAGAGAAAGCGTCCGCCAAAGCCATGGCGAAGTCAGCAGGTCGGCCTTATCCGAATCTTGTTGACAACATGCGCGCTGCGAGATCCAAATGAGCAAGATTGTCCGTGACTCACAAGGTCAATTGCTTCCGGCGATGGTGGGCAAATTTGGCACAACCACGATGCTCACCACGTCAGACGCAAGCCAGCAATCGCACGCAGCCGGCACCGGCGTGACGCTCATGCGAATCTCCAATGGTTCGGATGATGGCAAGCATTTGCATTTCACCACCGGCGCCAATCCCACGGCAACCACCGATCACCCGATTGTTCCTGCTTACTCGACCGAATACGTTGCTGTTCAGCCTGGCGATAAAGTGGCAATCATTTCTGGCCACAATCATTCGTTTCACGTCACCATTACGGACATCATTCCATGAAAACCAAAGCCGAAAAAAAGATCAGCAAAGTCATGAAGGAATACAAAGCAGGGAAATTGCATTCGGGTAGCAAGGAAGGCCCGAAGGTTAAGAATCCCAAGCAAGCCGTGGCCATTGCACTGTCTGAAGCCGGCATCACACGAAAGCCGATGTGATGGAATGTCCGATTGAAACAAAAGATCCGCTTGCGAATCTTAAGAATCGCAACTGGGCTTTTGCTAATGTGGGCTACGGTCCAGCCAATCCTGAACTGCCAAACGATGACTTTTGGCGTTCCAAATCAAAGACTTGGAACACTGATTTAGAGCAAGCCATGAGTATGCGCTGCGGCAATTGCGCAGCATTCATTCAAACGCCAGGCATGATCGAGTGCATCACCGAAGGTATGCACAGCGAAGAAGATGACGATTACGAAGGCAATGTTGAAAACGCCGCCGCGGAAGGCGAAGAAAATGATGACGATGAAAGCGTTGATCTTGAAGCTATGGTCCAAGACGCTGCAAATCTTGGGTATTGCGAATTGTTCCACTTCAAATGCGCAGCATCAAGAACATGTGACGCATGGCTTGTTGGCGGACCCATCACCAGAGATCAAGATAGTCGACGCACAATGCAAGTTATGCGTTTTTACAGGTCAAACTTCCCAGGCCAGGAGTGAATGGCGTGATTAAGCGCGGATCAGAGACGTTTTCCGGTTACAACAAGCCAAAGAAAACGCCAAGCCACCCAACGAAATCTCACGCTGTCTTGGCGAAATCGGGTGATGAAGTCAAGCTGATTCGCTTTGGCCAGCAAGGTGTAAGCGGAAGCCCTGAAGGGTCCAAACGAAACGAGGCTTTCAAAGCACGCCATGCGGCAAACATTGCCAAGGGTAAAATGAGCGCTGCTTATTGGGCCAACAAGGTGAAATGGTGACACATGGACATTGAAGCGGAACTTGCAACGGGCATCAAATCCGGCCAAAAGATGGATGACACGGAGATTCAAGCCGTTGTTGCCGCTGAACTTTATGACGCTGTTAATTTCATCGACTTAGAGATTGGCAATCTTCGCGCCAAAGCCACCGAGTATTATTTTGGCGATGCGTTTGGCGATGAAGAAGAGGGTCGCAGCCAAGTTGTTTCAATGGATGTGCGCGACACCGTACAAGCCATTTTGCCAAGCCTTATGCGCATTTTCTTTTCCAGCGAGAACGTTGTGCAGTATGTGCCGCGCTCCAAAGAAGATGTGCCGATGGCAGAGCAAGCAACCGACTATGTCCGATACATTCTGAACGAAGATAACAATTTCTTCGTGACGCTTCACGCCGCTTTCAAAGATGCTTTGGTTCGGAAAACGGGTGTAATTAAGTGGTGGATTGATGAAAAGGTCTACCAAAAGAACGAAACGTATAGCGGCATGGATGATGCGCAGCTAACGTTACTGTTGAGCCAAGATGGCGTTGAAATGGTTGATCTTCAAAGCGAGATCGACAATAACGCGCCACCACCCGTTATTGATCCAGTCACCGGTCAGCAGTTAACGCCAACCGTGATGGTTCACGAAGTCAAGATCCGCCGCAAAACAACGATCAAGAAAGTGCGCGTTGAATCGTTGGCTCCTGAAGAATTCATTATTGACAGACGCGCTCGCAGTTTTGAAGACGCCGATATTGTTGCTCACCGCAAACTAGCCACTGTTTCTGAGTTGGTGGCCATGGGTTACGACCAAGAAGAGGTTGAAGCCAATACGGGCGAAGATGAGCTAGACACCAACATTGAACGCATTGCGCGCAATCCTGCGCAAATGATGTTTGGCGAAAGTGACAACAACCCTGCGCAGCGCCGCGTTTTATATCTTGAATCATATATTCGACTCGATGTTGATGGCGATGGCATTGCCGAATTGCGCAAGATTTGCACGATGGGTCCGTCATATAAGATCGTTGCCAACGAGCCGGCTGACGATATACCGTTCACTTACTTTGTACCTGATCCTGAACCGCATACGTTTTTTGGCATGTCAACGGCTGATGTCACGATGGACATCCAGCGCATCAAATCCGTGATTCTGCGCAACATGCTTGATTCGTTGGCGCAATCCATTCACCCGCGCACCGTTGTCGTTGAAGGCCAAGTCAATCTTGATGATGTGCTGAACAATGAGAACGGCGCCATTATTCGAGCCAGGGCGCCAGGCATGGTGCAGCCATTCAATACGCCATTCGTTGGCCAACAAGCCTTTGGCATGATCGAGTACATGGATCAGGTTAAAGAAGCGCGCACTGGCATGTCGAAAGCGTCCATGGGTTTGAATGCAGACGCATTGCAATCTACGACGCGTTTGGCGGTCCAAGCGACTGTTCAAGCCGCTCAACAGCACATCGAGTTGATTGCACGCATCTTTGCCGAAATTGGCATGAAGCGTTTGTTCAAGGGTTTGCTGCGCCTGATCACGCGCCATCAAGACAAGCCGCGCGTTGTGCGTTTGCGCAACCAGTGGGTGGAAGTTGATCCGCGCGCTTGGGATGCAACGATGGATGTGAGCGTTAACGTCGGACTTGGTACGGGCGGCGCTGACGAGAAGATCCAATTCTTGCAAGCGATTACCGCCAAGCAAGAACAAATCCTTCAATCGCTTGGCCCCAATAATCCTTTGGTGACAATGGGTCAATACGCCAACACGCTAGGCAAGTTGATCGAGATGGCGGGATACAAAGACACAACGCAATTTATCAATCAATTGCCCATGGATTACACGCCACCGCAACCGCAACCGCGCCCTGATCCGTCCGAAGCATTGACGCAAGTACAGGTTCAGGCGATCCAAGCCGATATTGAGAAGAAAGCGGCAGAGTTGGCATTGGAGCGTGAGAAAATGCTTCGTGCTGATGATCGTGAGCGCGACAGGATTGAACAAGATGGCATCTTGCGCCGCCAAGAAATGGAATTGAAGTACGGTGTGAGCCTGGCGCAAACGCAAGCCGAGATCAACGCCAAGATGGCCGTTGATCGTGAGCGTATGCAAATGGAAGCACAGCAACCCATGCAACCCATGCAATGACCAACGAAGAACGTATCCAGCGCAGCAACGAAGCAAGGCGCATCTTAGAGAGCACGCTTTACCAAGAATCGTGGTCAGCCGTTAGGCAACAATTGCTTGACGATTGGGCAATGAGCGAATCGGTTGACGTTAGAGAGAAAATCTTTTCCGAATTCAAAGCACTTGAACGTGTGCAACAGTTTTTCAGCAGTGTCTTGGCAGATGGAACGCTCACGCGCGCCACGATTGATCGTATGCGCAAGCGGTCCGAATCGAAACAGGGAATCTTATGAGTGACGAATCAGTTGTTTTGGCGGATAATGCCGCCATGAGTGTGCGGGAAGCCGCACAAGCCTTTGAAGCATTGCTTGCCGAAGAAGACGGAGAACAGGCGGCGACAGAGGCGCAAGCCGAAACGGAGCCGCAAGGCGACGTTGAGGCGTCAGGGGATGATGCAGCCGATTCAGACGAGCAAGGCGAAGAGTCTGATGACGTTGAAGCATCCAGCGAGTCCGAGGAAAGCGAAGAAAGCAAGCAATCCGAAGAGCCACCCACTTTCACCGTCAAAGTTGATGGTAAGGAAGAGAAGGTTCCGCTTGACGAATTGCTCAAAGGCTATCAGCGCACCGCGGATTACACACGGAAAACACAGGCACTTGCAGAACAGCGCAAAGCCGCTGAAGCAGAGCTTGGTGCAGTCCGTGAAGAGCGTGCCACTTATGCACAGTTGCTTACTGCATTGCAACAACAATTGCAGCAGCAACAAGAATCACCCGTCGATATGGAAAAACTTTATAGGGAAGATCCAATCGAGTGGGTGCGGCAAACCGAGTTGCAGCGTCAGCGTTCAGAGAAATTGGCGGCATCACAGGCCGAACTCCAGCGCTTGAATCAGTTGCAACAGCAGGAATATCAGCGCGCAATGCAGGCTAAGTTGAAGGAAGAGGCGAATTTGTTGGTTTCTGCCATACCGGAATGGAAGAATCCGGATACGGCCAAATCCGAAAAAGCTGCATTGATTGATTTTGGCGTCAAAGAAGGCTTTTCACCCGATGATTTGAAGGGCGTTGTTGATCATCGTGTCGTAAAGGTTTTGCGCAAAGCCATGATGTTTGATCAGATCATGGCGAAGCAACAGACGGTGAAACCTAAGGTTGAAGCGCCAAAGACAAAGACTGTTGCGCCAGGTAATCCACAAGCCGCGAAGGTTCAAGTGAATGAGGTGACACGCGCCAGACAGCGCCTTGCAAAAACGGGCAACGTCCGTGACGCAGCCAAACTTTTTGAACATCTTCTTTAGGAACTATCATGACAATCGCATCAAACACCTTCCTCACCTACTCTGCAAAGGGTATTCGTGAGGATCTAAGCAACCAGATTTACAACATTTCTCCCGAAACCACGCCTTTTATGAACAATATTGGTCGCGGCACCGCTTCCAATACGCTGTTCCAGTGGCAGACCGACGCACTTGCTGATGCAACAACTAGCAACGCAGCGCTTCAGGGTGATGATCTCACTACCTACGAAGCCGTGACGCCAACCGTTCAGCTAGGCAATTACACGCAGATCAGCCGCAAGACTGTTGTGATTTCCGGCACCATGGAAGCCGTTAACAAAGCAGGTCGCAAGTCCGAGCTTGCTTATCAGTTGGCGAAAAAGGCCGCTGAACTTAAGCGCGATATGGAAACCATCCTGCTTGCTAACCAAGGAGCAACGGCTGGTGACTCGACAACGGCTCAGAAAACGGGTTCGCTTTTGGCGTTCATCAAAACCAACACGTCCGTTGGTTCGGGTGGCGGCAATCCTTCGTACACCACACTGCCAACCGCAACGCGTTCAGACGGTACCGTGCGCACCTTCACGGAAACCATCCTCAAGAGCGTGCTGCAACAGGTTTGGACAAGTGGCGGCGAACCATCCATCGTGATGACAGGCCCAGTGAACAAGCAAACCGTTTCTGGTTTCAACGGTATTGCAACGCGCTATCGTGACGTGCCAGCAGGTAAACAGGCACAGATCATTGGTGCGGCTGATGTTTATGTCGGTGATTTTGGCCAGGTGAACATTGTTCCAAACAGGTTCCAGCGTGAGCGCGATGCGTTTGTTCTTTCGCCTGATTACGCTGGCGTTCACTTCCTGCGCCCATTCCAGCAAGTTGAACTTGCAACCACGGGTGACGCTGAGAAGCGTTTGCTTTTGGCGGAATATGGCCTTGCTATATACAACGAGAAAGCTCACGGCATTGCCGCTGACCTACTCACGTCGTAATCTTGACTTAGGAAGGGGCGGGGAAACCCGCCCTTTTTTACATGGAAAAACGGATCTTTGAACAAGACGAGCTTTTAGGTATCACCCGAATCTGGCATTTTGATGAGGATACCGATACGGCTGTCATCGAGACAATCCAAAACGTCCAGCCCATTGTTGAAACCAATAAGACTGAATTCAACCAGGTCGATGAACGTGCAAGATGGTCAGGTGATGGTCATGGCGTGAAGGTCGCTTCTATTCCCATGAATTTATTTATGGAATTGGTAGGTAAAGGCATCACGCGCAATCAAACGGACTTTAAGCGCTGGCTTAATGATCCAGACAATCGACACTTTCGCACAAGACCTGGGAGGGTTTAATGACTGATAAACGGATTATTTCTGTT